CTTTCACGCTCCGCCTTGAGCGTCAAAATTGTGGTGATCAGCTCCCGATCCATTTTCTCCTCGAAGTTGAGAAACCACGATCCCTCCTTGGTGATTGGCATATCGGATGTAACGATCATTCCATGGTGAAGCGGTTGGTCGCCAAACTCGCGTAATTGTCCGCGGTTGGCCAAAAACGTCTCGTCTTTGAGTCGGTCGTACTTTACAAACTTGGCCTCGTCGATACACAGGAAGTCGAACGATTTAGAATTGGACGTGCCTTTTCTGTCCTGCGAAACGATTTGTGCGATGGCTCCGTTGTAGAACGAAATAATGTGCTCCCAGTTGTGCGGTTCGATGAGTGGTTTCGGCCAATTGAGCGCCTTCGGTGGTTTTCTTCCGATACACCAATGCACGTCTCGCTTGTATCCCCATGCCTCCCAGTGCATTGTCATCGACGGCAAAGTGTTTGTCATGGCGCGAATCGCATTGGGCGCCACGATTGCCGCGGTGCATCTTGGCATGGATTGAAAGGCGTTGAGCAAAACCGTGGCTTGCACCACACCTTTCCCCGTTCCACGTCCCGCTACGACAAAGGTATCTTTGGCCCCCACTGCAAGAACTTCCCTCTGCATTCGATTCAGATAAATCTTCATATTCCCATTTTCTGCATGGTTATCCGCGCTTCTCTCGCCTTCGCATTGAGTTCTGTGAGGGCGCGATGGGTTTCTGTTTTGAGCACGGCGGGTTCTTTGGTGATGTCTCCCGCTGTCAAGGCTCTAATCTGTGCGTCTGTGCTCTCCCGTTGGCGTTCTGCCGGCGAACTGTCATCATAGTCCTCGGCTCCCGCCGGTATGCGCCGAAAGAGCTCGTCGTATCTTGTCGCCAGTTCCGCTTTGAGCCCCGTCCACCAAAAGATCACCGCGTAACGTTCGGCGGGCGAAAGATGAATGTTCAACGCGTACTCGTCTGCCGCCGTGCGGTATAGGAATTTCGCCATTTGCTCAATCGGTTCCTCTATCTGCGAACTGATCCAACTTTGGAACAAGTTCTCGCAGATGAGAAAATCGCCGAATTTAAGTCTTTCGTCGAACAAATGTGCGTCGATGGCTTCATACTTCCCGATATGTGCGGGGCGTATGGCCGTGGTGGGCGGTTCCTCCAACCACGCTAACTCCTCGGCCGCGCTCAACAATGTATAAGGAGAAAGCATTTTCCAGATGGGTGGATTGGGTCGTTCGAACGCAAAGCGGCGCAAATACCTCAACTGTATCTCTTCGACGGTGAAACGTTCGGCCGCCATGAGTGCGCAAATGTAGAGCAGTTCCCTTTCAGACAAGGCCTCCCAGCCTTTTGGTATGCGCACTTTCAGCGTTTCAGGAAAAAAAGAAGGTGGGGTGGTCTGCTTTGTTCTCATAGAAACCGCTATGTCGTGCCCTGTAGGTAGCCGAATTGGTGTACTCGGGGATCGAGTCGGCAAAGATCACCAAGGAGGCTCTGAGGTTTTGGCATGCCTTGTGGGTCGGCCCCGCTGACGCGTCCCCTTTCCAAGAGCGTTTTCATCGCATGTTGTCGCGGTGAATTGTCGTCTGTGCGAAACTCTCCGCCCTTTCTCAACCAGTTGAGCATCGCTTCGTAGAGTTCGGGCGAAATCTCGTGCAACACGTGGATCGCTCCCTCGTGGCGCTGTGGTGCCAAACGCGCGTATTCTCTTATAAATACCTCGCGTTCTTCGCACAAAACTCCGTATTTTCTCAGCAAAGTCGGGGTGTAAAGAAAGGAGTCCACCATGTCCTGTGCGTTGCTCGTCTCGTTCCACGCCGTGCTCAAGGCTTTTGTCCTCAATTCATCGAACACATCAGAACACTCTTCGTAGAGTTGCCTCTGCAGTGCGTCGACTCTTGCTTGTGAGGCGGGGCTTTTTTCGGCCGTCGAGATGACTCCAAAGCCAGACCCTGTAAGAATCAAGTCGAGACTTCGGACGGCGTTGTGTGCCGCCGCCAAACAAATGTATCGTTCTCTCAGTTCACTCAATTCTTCGTAGGGTGCAAACTCCCCGGTGCGGTTTTCGTAGAGTTCCAATTGTGGTACCATTTTTCGATAAACGCTATCGGTTGCGTCTCGGAAAGCGGGTACGAGCGCGTCGAATTTCTGTTTGGTGATGATACTCATGACTGTGTAATTTTAGCGTCCCGGTGTTCGTCGAGCGTGGTTAATTGAATCATTGGCAGTGTTGGCGTTCCGCGAAATCCATTGTAAGCAAAACACAAGCGCAAAGCCGTGAGGAGAATGTCCTTCATGGGCTTGAGCAGCGCCTGTTTCATGGTGTAGAGTTCACGCTTATCCGACCCGCTGTTGTTGGTCTGCGCCTTCCCCGGTACTGCCCCCACCATGTTGGGGTGTACGCCAAAAGCAAAGCAGATGGTATTTGCCGCCGCTTGCACGTCCTCTGCCCACTCTCCGCCTTCTTTCTTTCCGTCGATGAGTGAAACACGTACATCATGCACCTCATGCCCGTCGGGCGAAACATAGAACGACGAGATCCAAACCTTGTTCGCATTGGCCAAACCCGAAAGGAAGTTGCGTATGTTCTCCTTTTCTCGGCGAATACGTTCTGCTATTTTCTCGGCGTCGGTGATAAACTCTTCCCGGCAAATGCGCTCGTAATAGTCGCGTTGAATTTCAACCAGGTATCTCACGCTTGTATGGTTTCTCAGCTTTGCCCGCTTTCCCACCGAAATCAGCCGTTTCTCATCGTAGCTTCCTCCTCGTAGAATCGACGACCAGTAAGGAACCGGGTAATATTGACATCCCGCCGTTGGGAATCTTGCTGCGACGGCAAATTTTCGTTCGCGGGTCGGTGTTCGTTTCCGCCCGGTCTTCGGGTCGGGCTCCTGTCCCATTCGTACTTTGAGATCCCCTAACGGGTCTCTCATGTTGAGCAGTGGAATCTTCTCAATCTCTTCGGGCTTGGGACGAATAGACAAACGGAATATTTCCATATTGGTCGGCCTCGGCAAATCGACAATAGGGGGCTTCTTTGTGCACAATTCTGTTAATGAGTTTGCCGTCTGCCGAAAGGATGATCACCGAAACCGCGAAATAATAGAGTTGCATATCCGTGCTCTGATCCAAGACATACATGGGCAAAGCCTGTCGTGCACTCCAATTCTCAGCAGCTTGGTCTGTTTCTCCGGTGTGAATACCCGCTCCATACAGTGCAGTGACATTGAAATTCAAGCACTGCGCCGTGACCTCGTCGCCGTCAATAAGCCGTTTCAGTTCGTATGGCAGCTGATCATCGGCGCCAAACGGAATATATTTCTCGGTTGCGCTGCCCGGCAAAAGTCTCGACTTGGCCGCTCCCACCACCGTGTCAAAGACTTCGGTGGTGTCTCCCACTTCCGCGATCACCGCCTGCACGCCTTCGGTGTTGAGTGTCCAAACTTCGTGTGTCGTGTCCATTACAAATAAATCTTCATGTCGTCAATCTCGAAAAGTGTGTAGTTGCAAAATTCGCGTATCTCTCCCGATGGGAGCAGCAGCACGCGCGTGTAGCGCCGTTTGTTGTGTTCCCCTTGATAGATAGCACGCGAATACAAAAGGATCTCCCCCGTCGCCATTTTCCACACTTTCAGCCGGTGCGGTTGCCCGTCTCTGAGCAGTCGCCGTGCTTCCGCGTGGTGGATACGTTTCGGATACATTCTTTGTTCGTTCTTACTCATAGCTATTGTCAAAACTATCGTCGAAAATCTTATATCGTTTGCCGGTCGTGGTGGTCTCGGTGGCGGGGCTTTCCTCCTCCACACGAAATTTCACCGTGGCGTGGTTTATCTTCGTCGTGTCGTCGGTGCATTTGATTTCAGCTTCCACCGGCATGATAGGCGTTCGCATGGGCAAAAGCACCACCTCGTCGGCTTGCGTCACGCTTTCCACCTGTCGGGTGTCTGTTCCCAGGGGGGTGAAATAGCATGTGATTGTCACTTCGCTCTCCGTCTCGTAGTTGTGTCGACGCCCCGCGATCCGCGCGGTCTTATAAGTGGGTTTCGCATTGCGCTCCACGGTGCCAAAAGCATGCACGGTGTCTGCCACTCCGAAATCATTCCGAAACTCAATCTCTGCTCCTCCGCCCTGTGAGGTGTTGGGCGGGGCGATTTCGTAGCGTTGTCGGCGCGCTCCACATGCAGCGGCGTAATGACAAAGCACGGCACCCGCTTCGGGTGGATTGAGTCGGGCGGGTGAAACGTCTACCACGTTGGCCCCGTCCTTTTGTGAGGCTGCAATGCTCTCGGTGTGCTCCACTGCGCCGTGCGCTGTCCACCAAACGCTCGAAATCGCCACGGCCGTCTCGCTTCCCACCCATGCGAGGCGTTCCGTTGCCGCGCGGTGGGTCAATTTCACCGGCGGGGCGAATGTAAGGAACGAACGTGCCGTAAAAGCTGCGGCGGTTTCTCCCATGTGGCTCTGCACCGGGATCACGGTCGACGTGATCAAAGTCGTGCGATTGCTGTCCTTGATCACCTCCAACTTCACCACTGCAATCTTCCGCTCTGCGCGGTCTCTAATCAATGAGCCGGCGTCGTGCAGTGTGATTTGTCCGTTTATGGGGCGTAACGTCAAATCAAGTGCCGGGTGCCCGTTTACACTGATTAAGCACCGCAAAGGCGTGCTCGTTGAAATGGTCAACGCCTCCCACTCATCGGGAAACGTCAATTGAGGAATCGACGAAAGGAGTTGCATGTTTCAATGGACTATATCGAAAAGATTACCGTTTACGTACAAAATTCACCAGACCAATCCCCGTCACTACCACCATGAACACACTGAACCAATTCGTCCCTTCCTTTTCCTTCTCCTTCTTATCTGTGGTCTCGTGGTGGGCGGTTTCGATCAGTGCCCCCATCTTTTTCCATACGGTGTCCGTTCGCACATGCCATCGTTCTCTGAATCGTTCTTTCACTATGGTCGCCCCCTCCAGATATACGCTGTCATGCAAGAAAACGCTATCTCGCGTATTCTTCAATAGGAGCAGTGTGTCAGTCTGCCGCGACTTTACGGTGTCGTGCACCGTGATTCGGTGCTCGACGGTGCGTGTCGTGGTGCAACTTGCCAGCCAAAGGCAAAGCCCGGCGCAAAGCAGATACAGCACAAGCGGTGCTGCTGATTTGATCCTGTTCCTTTTCATATTATCCTGTAAATGAAAGCGCCTCTACTCTCGTGATCCAGCCTTTGATGAACTTCTTTTGCCGTGGGTTGTTCTTCACGATGAGCTGCAAAAACCGCAAACGCTCCGCTTTTAGAGCGGCAAACAACGTGGCGGGTGGCGTGGCGTTGGCAGAAGACAATGTTTGTGCCCCCATGATCCCGTCGACCTTCACAGCCAGCACGCGTTGCAATGCTTTTATACCATGTGCTCCACTGTGAAAAGTAAAGTCTGCCAGCATCATCGCCACAGATTGAGATTTCAATTCGTCGGCTTTGCACCGCTGCCAGAAATCCTTCTCGACGATGTCCCTCCACTCTTCGTAGGAAAGGGCTTTCAATTCCTTGACCGTCGGGGCGGGGCGCCCGTGTTGCTTTCTCCAAGCGGTGAAAGCCGCCAGTGTCACCCCGATCATTGTTGCCCCTCCGCGGTCGTCGGGGTCGTTGGCGAAACCTTTGACATGTGCCTTCTGAAAAAGTTTGTCAGTCGAAAGGTTCCGATCCGTCACCCCCGCCTCAAATCGCAGTAGGTGGCGCAAAAAAGGATTGATGTCTGTCATATCAGTCTTTTTGTGGTTTGATACTCGTGTCTGTTCTTGAGTCAAAACCATGAATCTCAAAAATTGGCACAAGATTAAAGCTGTTTCGGCTATCCGCTTCAATGAGTCCGCGGTAGTTTCGTCCTTTGAAAGCGCGCCCTGCGTCGTCCACGTCCGCCATATATTCTAAATCGAAATCAATGAAGTAAGTCGTCCCCGTCTCGATCTTCTTACCTCCTCGGAATCTCCAAAGGTCAATCGCGTATAGCGGAACCGTTCTCGGGCGTTTGCCCACGTTGATCTTGAAGTCTTCTTTTTCAACACGAATGGGACAAACTCTCGAACAGTACCAGCCGTCTTCGACTCGGGTTGCGTTGATATCGCCGATGGCTGCACCGTTGTCATCGGTCAATGCATTCTCCGGTGTGGCGGTTGTCTGCATTTGGTTCTCGAAAGGGTTGAACCAAAAAGCCGCCGGGTAATCTTCTGTCGGGGTGGATGTGCGCGAACTCTCAAAGATTTTGTGCATGGTGCCGTCGGCTCTTCGGAATTCACTCCAACCTTCGGTGTAATATGCGCCGTGTCCAAACCTATACAGTGGATGAAGTGCGCCGTTGTCTTCAAAGAAAGGACTTTCGACCTTCAACTCCTCGATGTCTTGATCATGCCAATTATCCACGTCCTCCCTTAACCACTTGTAAAGTTGAGTGATGGTCGTGTATCTTGTTACGCGAATCATCTGCAACGGCGTCCATACGCCCGCCACTCGGCGTGCATTGGCAAAGATCCCTTCGGGGCCCAAATCATAGAGCAGCGCCCCCGTTTCGGGGTCGAAGCATTGCAGAACGGGGAATCGCCGTTTTTGAGAGTCAGACCTATATCCAAAGACTAAACCGGGGTGCTTACAACCGGCGGCGTAAAATCTCATTTCCGCACCGGCGGTAACCATGCGATCCTGCGAGATGTTTCCCGTTGCGATCTTTTCGACTTGTGCTGTTCCTGCCAGCAACATGCCGGTGCTTACCAGCTCGAACGAGTCGCCCTTTTTCCAATATGGTGAATTGGCACCGGGGCGCGTATCGTTTCCCGCTTTGGTATGCGTGCGGGTGCAGCGATATGTTTCTTGTGTCCCCGCGGGCGTCAATACAGTCACAACGTCTTCATACCCTCCCCCGGTCTCGTTGCGCCCCCGAAAGAGAGTTCCGTCTGCAAATGCGTCCCAAAAACCACGATATTGCACGGTGGCGCCCACTTTGTCGTTTTCGGATAAGCACCACGGCGTTGCCGTTAAGCCCTCTTCCAATTTGGGAGCGCAAAATAGCACCTCGTGTCGCTGTGTGTTGTCGGCGTTTTTCAGCCAGCAGCGTAAATAAGCGCGGTTTTCTTCTCCCGGTCTTGGCGTCCTCGCCTTAAATGAAACCGAGACTCTTTGCCACTCTCCGGGCTTTGCAGCCGAAAGGCGAAAATGCTCGCCCGAATTAGGAAAGACAATCATCCAGCCGGTATTGTCACCACGAACATAAACCGAAAATGTGTAGTCCAGTCCTGCTACCAAATCCATCGGTATGCGCTGCGAGAATTGCGCGAATTCTTCACCTACGGCTCCGCGTTCCACTAGCGTTCTCAGTACTCCGCACCCTGTGACGGCGGGCTGTACGTCTTTCGCTGTCTCAGTCTTGGCGTGTGTGCCGTTGAGTCCCGATTCCCATGCTCCGTCTTGATGAAAATCCGTCCCGTCAAGCAGATTGGGACGCGTGGGTTCAGCTTCGGCTCCGTCTTTTGCTAATCGTGTAACCAATCGGACTGCGGTTCGTTCATTATGCCCGTCCGAATAAACCACCCGCTCGTACGTCCAAAGCCACGGTGTTTGCGGCGTTGGCACGGACGGGGTGCTTTTCCAATCGCGGGTGCCGGCTTCGGGGGCTGTGCCGTCGGCCGTGAGCAGATAGAACGTTTCGATGTGGTCAATGCCGCGGCCGTTGTCGCCCTTCTCGCCAGGGTCGCCTTGCTTGCCTTTCACCTTTGCCCAGGCATAACGCCGCGGGTTTTTGTCCGCCTTCTCTTCAAAATCAGTGTAGATTCCGATATAGTCGAAAGCCGCTCCGCCCGGCGTGGTGGTGAAACCCACTTGTCCGTCTGCGCTGTTGGCGTATGCCGTGTGCATGCGGCTTGTCAAACCGTTGTTGCCCGGGTCGCCCGGCAAACCTTGCTTGCCTTCCACCTTTGTCCAGCGGTAAGCGTACGGGTCGGTGGGGTCGCGGCTGTTTTCGTCGACGCACGTTCCCATATAGACGAAGTTTCGGCCGTCGGGGTTCGACGTAGTGAAGTCCTTAAATTCGTCGGCCAAACCGTTCGCGTGTGCGATGTGCAAGTACGTCGGTCGGCCGTTGTCTCCGCGGAATTGCGTCCAAATGTAGCGCGCGGGGTCTGACGAAGCGGCGGGGTTCTCGTCGGTGTAGAGCCCGATATATAAGGCGTTAGCGGGCGAAAAGGTGAGCTCGCTCCCATCGCTGTGCTGCGAATAGGCGATGTGCGTGTAGTTGCCCTTGCCGTCTTTGCCCTTTCGGTCGTTCTCCGACGTCGTCCACTCGGTGGGCGTGTCTCCGATTTCGAGCTTAGGGGCGGCGAACCAGACGGTTGCGTTCTCCTCTTGATTGAAGAGCAACATGTAGACTCTTACCGGCTTTCCCCCTACGTCTCGCGGCGTCGTAAATTTAAGGACATTGCGCTGCCACCCTTCTTGCCCTTTTACGATGTCTTTACCAGCCCAGGGGCGCGATTCCAAATTGGGTGCCACGATAATTGCCGCTTGCCTTAAGTCCGATGTGGCTCTTACCCAAACGCTTAATGTGCAAATTGTATTCGGTGGCAAATCGTATGATGAAAGTTCTTGAGAGATCCCGGCGTAATCATGTTCTCGCAAACTTTTCACTTCAAACTTAATCGCCCTTGTCCCTACTACCGGGCTAAATAGCCCGTCTTCAAAAACGCCCTCAATTTGTTCGGAATCCCACCCCTTTATACCTTCCTGAAAGGAACTATTATCTATAAGGTTCGTTTTGTAATTTCCCCCGTCTTTCCCGTCCTTCGGTCTCGCTTGAATGAGCGTCCAGTGAATAGAGTTCGGCGTCGGTGGTTCTGTTGTACCTTTGGATTTAGTTGTGGTGCACCTCCACCGGGCCCCTTCTCGCCATACGTCGCTGATCTCAAAGCGTTTCGTTTCCGGGTTCCGTGTCCCGCCGTAATACTTTGCTCCTTTCTTCCAGTTGCCCCGATCCACAATTTCAGGAATAGGATTCGCTTTGGCGTCGAGTCGAATGATGTCTTGTACCACAAGCCCCCGTGCAAACAGATAATCATCGTTTGCGTCAACGACTCCTGCCAGTTCCTTTTTCAGAAAATCGGGCAAAGAGCCAAAGGCTGCTCGATGGTTCTCCGGCGTAATTTTCGGCGCCGTCACTCCCTGCAAATGCACAATGCGTCCCTCCCTTGATGAGAGATACAAGCATGATCTGCGTTCTGCAATACTCGTGTTACCCCACCGTGCGAGATTCATTCCCTCGCACGGCTGCATATTTGCTCCACCGGGAACGTCGGCGTTGTCATACAAAGAGCAAGTAATCGAGTTTTCGTTGATGTCCACGCTTTCGACTCTGAGCCATGCCACGGCGTAAATCGCCGTCTCGGGCGTTGGCAAAGGCGTGTTGGGGCGAAAGGCTCTGACGGCTGCCGTGCTTACGATTCCTTTGATCACGTCATGGACGGCAAAAGCGGTGAAGTCCCCTTCAAATCTGCGTCGCATGGTTAATACCCATTGCGCCCCTCGTTGTTACTCTCAGTCAACAACCAATCACCCTCCATGGCTGTGAGTCGGTTGATCTGCATTTCTGCCACTTCCAATTTCGAGCGCACTGTCAGTCGTTCGACTTCGGCTGTGCCGTCGGCTGATATACCGGCGCCACTCATACCCGCTTGGAAATCACCCACGGACAATGCTCCTTCCACGTTGGCTGTGCCCTGCACTTGAATTCCTCTTGATGTCAGTCCTTGGGCAAAGTGGATGGGTGCATGTGCCGTGTCGGGGCGAATTCCTGAAAGATATCGACTGTCAGCGCCTTTTATCAACGCGATGAGATCAATGAGCAGCTGTCCGACGCGTTGCGCCGTATTTGCCGCCTCTTGCACCTCGTCTCTAATTTGTTCGGCGCGCTGTTGCAATGTTGCCATGCTTACTCCTCCTTATCTTCCGTGTTTTTTTCTTCTGTTGCCTCTTTCTTATTTTCCAATTGTTGCTCGAAAGCGTCTGCGATGAGTCGTGCCAAATCGTTTCTATCCTCAATGATGGTGTAAATCGTGCGGTTTTGCTTTTCGATTTCTTCCTTTTCCCAGCACGATTCTCGGATGCTCTTAAATTCACATATCAGGCAGTAAGCACTCCATACCATGCAGAAGAATGGTGCCGGCAAAAGATAGCATGCCACGATATCGAGTAGTGTCAGCACAAAGAAAGGCACAAAATATCTCATGGCCTTTTTGGCTGTTTTTTTCAGCCCCCTCGATGTCACGGTTGCTCCGCGCCAAAACATAGATCGAGAAACATGGCTACAAGAATAGCAGCCGTGCACAACGTAATGACCGCGGTGTGCGTGTGTGCATGCTCTTTTAGAAAAAGCCAAAGCGTGTCTCGAAAGGCTTCAATTATTTCATTCATTGAATTGCAAATGTCCTCTGTTTATTAAATGATCTCCAGCATGGGAAAAACCGACGTCCACGTAATGTTTACCACTACCACCGTGGGTGAATTGAATTCACCGGGGTGATGCTGCTCTGTGGTGAAGAGCGGGTCGGTCGGTCCCTTCCCACCCACTAACCAGCGCGTCCCCTCGGCGTCTGTGAGTAGCAGTGCTGCCGTTGTTGCGAGCGGGGTGTGGCGGTGGGTCGTCACTGTGATTTTAGTCGTGTAAAGCCTTAAGCCGTCTTCGACACTTTCTGTCGTGTCGGCCTCTGCTATATTGGTCAAGCACCACTCTTCGGCGTTCGGCGCCCGTCCCACGAACATGGCTCTGTGCCCGTCGGGTGCCACCGCCACATTGGTCGTCTTGACGGCTGCGGCTGTAATCGCTTCGACGCGATATAAGAATCTTCTCATGTGTCGGTTTCGTTTTCGATGTCTTCAAATTCCACGTCGTGTGCTTCAGCCTTGATGTATCGAGCAGTCAATTTGTCTGCAATCGGATCGAAACCTACCACCGAAACGTCGCCTGTAATTTCCAAGAAAGGAGGTGTAATCGTAGAGTAGTCGGGGGCCGTCGCTTCGTCTTTGTCCAGTCGCATAAACTTTCCCTGTGCGTTGACGAGTTGCGCCATGGCGCGTGCGTCGCTGTTGATGCGTGCCGTGTTCCAAGCCTCGTCCAATCTTTGTCGAAATTGCCAGCGCTCAAAGTCCACGGTGCTCTGATTCATCGCGCCCAAACAGAACTTGATGATTTTGAGGTCTTCGTATGCCATGGACTTTCCGATGCGATACCTTCGGATGATCTCTGCGACGATATCCTTGTCCAGTAATCTTGGATGAGCCAGCCAGTGATTGTAAATATCCCTTAGCCTGATCATTCTTCCCCGCGTGGTCTGCGAAAGTCCCGCCTCCTGCATTTCTCTCTCATCTGCAAAGAGAAATTTCTGTGCGGTTTCGATCAGTGCCAAATTCATAGATCAAGAAATGCCTGTTTGAGGTATTCCGAAACCTTTTCTGTCGCGCTCGGTGATCCCGCTTCCATGTATTCGATGTTCCTTTCTCGGATTTCAAGCGCGGTTTCCGCTCTGATGCGTCGAAATGCTTTGGACACGGGCGTATTCAGATCCTCGATGTTATCACGCAATATGGCCTCGTCCACGCCCATGAGCACTGCAATATCCGCGATGGGTGTGAGTGCACGAACCAAGCGCTTGAAGAGTTCGTAGTCAATCTCCAGTATTGATCCGAGATGCTCGGAGCTTTTCCAATTTTCTTCGCACATATTCTGCAATTTCCTCCTTGTTTGTGATGAAATAAACCTCGTTTCTTGTGCCTCTCGTCCCGTTTTGCGATGTGACGATTGTGCATGTTTGTTCTTCGCCGTCCACGACGACTACTTTCGCATGATTGGCACAATAGCAGACTCGGTCAAAAACGGTTGCTGTGAGCGTATTTGTTCGTGCGGTCTTTTCTGCGGCTTTGAAATCAAAAAAGAGTTCGGCGTGTTTGATCCTTCCTCTCTTTTTGAGCATGTGGATTTTTCTCACGAATTCCTCTCCCACCGAAAACGACATGATTTTCAAATCGGCTTTCCCCGTGAATTCTGTCAATTGCTCGATGATCTCTCCCAGTTGCAACCTGTCTGTGATGAAGAACTGTGTCGGTTCCTCTCTCGGGTCGTGTATTGTTGGTTTGTCTTCTGTTGTGTGCATGAGTTTGTTTGCTTAGAAGAAACGGGGCGAACATACTCTCAACGTCCGCCCCGTCAATCTAATAAACAAGAAAATCGTTTTATTGTTCACCTTCGGTCGTGGGCTCTATGTCCACCCCTAAGGCGTTTATTCGTTGAGCGAAATCGGGTTTGAAACTTCCACCTGTTTCTGCAACGAATGCCATTCTCTCGGCGATTTGCCTGCGTTCATTTTCAACCTCTGCCTCGTCGATTGTTTCAGCCTGTAGCAGTGTTTCGAGTTTAGCTACGTGTGTTGAAATGAACTTCCTTGCCGCTCCCACTCGTTTGACTTCGTTGCCGGGCTCCGGCGCTTCATCGACTGCTTCCACCGCTTCTTCTTGCGACATATCGGAATTGTAGTTGTCATAACGTTCCCAGCCGTCGGTGTATTCTTTCACAAGCGGTTTTAGCACCTTGAGCTTTTCGTAGCGATCACAAGCCGGCGCGTTCTCCATCTGCTGCAATTCTGTAAAGATTTGCTTGATCTTCTCGAAGAGTTCACCACCGCGTTCATAGATCCCCCGAATTTCTTCAGGTAGTTCGTTGTGGTCGCTGCGCTTGCCGCGATGTGCCGGTGCTGTGTCATCTGTCTCTTCCGGTGCGTCTTCACTTTCGTCTTGTCGTGTCGTGATGATGTTCTGCACTTTCGGAATCAGCTCGCTATCCATTTGGCGAACGCTCTCCATGGTGTGGCCGTCCAGCCGAATT